ATCTAATTTTGCAGCTTCCAACTCAAAGTTTACCCAGCTTGTTGAGCATTTTGGCTCTCAGCGCGTTGTCCCTCTTTTTTCACGAACTTCGGGACGTCTCCATGATGTGCCAGTGCAATTAGCCGATCATGCCATCACTGTGCGCGTGAATATGCTGGACCCCGACTTCCGCACGATGTGGATGCGTCTTGGGCCAGTAGTTGTTCTGCGTGCTCAAGCACTATTTGGCATTGATATCAACCATCATACGGATGCCGCGTTGAATGGCTTGGCCGAACAATTGACGACTTTGTTACGAGGACTTAATATGGAAATCCCTGCTATCAAGAGGATCACATCCTTGTGCTGTAAGCTAGTGGCTATGATCTGTGCCAAATTCAAGCCCGGCGTTGTTGCTCCACTCATCATTGACACTCTCGTCACGAGTGGTGTGTCTACTGAGCTTGCGCAGGACGCATGGAATATGGTCAAGGATCACTTTCGTATAGTGAGCAAGTTGCTTCGCGGAGACTTCTTCGCGCAAGCAAGTGATATTGATCCCGTTGCGTCGCTGGCTACGGTCATTGCAATCATGGGAGGTACCATACTTATGAAGAAGATCCCCCGTGAGTCAGAGATTAACGATTGCGTTGCCGGAGTGACAAAGCTTGGAGGCCTCGTCCGTGGATATACATTTGCCTGGTCTGGCCTTGAGAAGCTCATCAATTTTGTGCTCAGGAAGATCTTTGAGTGGCAGACTGGACTGCCAGCTGAAACTAAAGACTTGGAACAATACATGGAGGGCATTGCTGCTTGGTTTAGAGAGATTCAAGAAATAGTTGGCCTCACTACCGCAGATGAAATTGCGCGTGATAGTGAGCTGTGCGCTCGTCTTGAATCACTTTATCGCCAGGGACTCATTTTTTCCCAGAAGGCAATTGAGTCAAAGGCTCCACGCGACATCCTTGGCCCATTCAACACTCATTGGGCTGTTCTTAAAAATCTTTATGAGAAGGCCACGGCTAGTGGAGCGTTTCGCTCAGGTCCGAGGATCGAGCCTGTTGTGATTTATCTTCACGGAACATCTGGGGTTGGTAAATCTGGTATGATGTGGCCTCTTGCTACAGATCTACTTAAGATTGACGGCATTCCGACAGACTCTGAGGGAAAGAAGGACCCAACACGTGAAATCTACATGAGGAACGTTGAGCAGGAGTATTGGGATGGATACAAGAACCAGCGAGTAGTCGTTTATGATGATTTTGCTCAAATTGTGGATTCGGCTGGAAAACCAAATCCCGAATTCATGGAATTGATTCGCACTGGTAACTTGGCCCCGTACCCTTTGCACATGGCGACGATCGAAGAGAAAAGCAAGAGTTATTTCAATTCGCGCGTTATCATTTGTACTTCCAATGTGAGCGTGGACCAAATTCGACCGGAATCTATTGCTTGCAAGGAGGCTGTGCGCCGGCGCTTCGATTTGGTCGGAGAGGTTCATGTGTTGCCCCGGTTCGCGCGTAACGGCGAAGATGGAAAAATGTACTTGGATAGAGCAAAGGTAGAGCGCATTACTGGTTCACCCCAGCCGTCATTGGATGTTTATAGGATCTTCCTGCGCGACCCTCTCACTGGCCGTCTGGTTCGTGAAGAACCTTTGTCCTATCACGAGTTCTCTCAGCTCGCGATCCAGAAATATCGTGATCGTTTTACACGTTCATCTACAATGCAGCGCTTTTTGCAAGAGTACGCTGAGACACCACT